ATGGCTGATCGTAACGCCTATAGCCAGCCGCAGGTTGGCAACCAGGGCTTTGCCCGCACCATGAAGTGCCTCGGCGCCGATGTGGCGCTGGCGACCGGTGACCTCGCGCTCAACAAGACCGTGGGCCTCTTCGTCGTGCCGCGCGGCTTCGTCCTCACCGGTATCTCGGTGGTGGTGCCCGACCTCGACAGCAACGGCTCGCCGCTGCTCACCTTCGCCATCGGCGATGCCGGCGACGATGACCGGTTCATCGCCACCGGCGCCACCACCGCCCAGGCCGGCGGCACCAACACGACGCTGGCGGCGACCGGGCTCAACTACGAATTCGCCGCCGACACCGAGATCGTCTGGCGGACCGTCGCCGCGGCGGCCACGGCCGTCGCCGGCACCATCCAGCCGCGCTTTTTCGGCTACATGAAGTAGCCCTGATATGGCGACGGTCACTTACCACGCGCCCCTGGGCGACAGCGAAGTGGTGAGCCTTCAGGGGCTGCGCTTCTTCGACGGCGAACCGCGCCAGCTCGACGATGCCGAGCACCCGGCCCTGCTCGCCAAGCTGGCAACCAACCCGCATTTCGCGCTCGAGGGTGCGGTGCTCACCGTGCTCGATGAAACCGATCCGCCGGCGATCGGCCTTCGCGCCATCCACAATGGCGGCGGGCGGTTCATCATCGTCCGCGGCGACCGCGACCAGAAGGTGAAGGACGGCCTCAACAAGGCCGAAGCCCACGCCTTCAACGCCCTCTCCGAAGCGGAGAAGCAGGCGTTTGTGGGTTAGGCTGGGCTCGGCCCTGCTTCCCTCCCCCCGGGGCGCTACCGCGCCCCTAGGAGGGGAGGGATTGAGGGTGGGGGTGGTTCAGTCAGCACCGTGCCCGCCTCACCACCCCCACCCCCCGCCCCTCCCCTCAAGGGGGAGGGGAGCTTTCCCCACCCCCGGAGCACCCCATGCCCAAAACCCGTCACGACCTCGTCAACCGCGCGCTGGCCGAACTCGGCGTGGTCGGCGCCGGGCAGACCGCTTCGGCCGAGGATTTCGATGAGATCGACAAGGCCGTCGCCCCGGTCATGAGCGATCTCGCCACCCGCGATATCTGGGTGTGGGGCGACCCCGATGCCTATGACGACGATGCCTTCGACCACCTCGCGGTGCTGCTCGCCAATGCCCGGGCCCGCGCCTTCGGGGCGCCGCCCGACGAGCAGAAGCGGCTCCTCGCCGAACAGCGGCTGCGTGGCCTGAAGCCGACCATCCTCTCCGGCCGCACCCAGGAAATCGAGTATTTCTGATGCCCCCGATCAGCTGGCCTACCGGCACCGCGCCGGGCGTGAACCCCACCGAAACCGGCGGCCGGCTGATCAATGCCATCGCCGAGCGCGCGCCCGCGGGCTCGCGCAGCGAGATCGTCTGGCGCCGCGTCGCCGGGCTGATCGCCCGCTTCACCACCACGCAGACCGCCATTCGCGGCGCGCTGCTGGTGGGCTCGGTGCTCTATGTCGTCTCCGGCAACCGGGTCTATTCGATCACCTCGAGCTATGTGGTGACCGAGCTCACCGGCACGGTAGGCGGCAGCGGCCCCGTCACCATGGCGCGCAACATGAAGGCGCCGGTGCCCGACGTGCTGATCGTCCATTCGGGCGGCATGTCGCAGATCAACATCTCGGGCGCCTCTGTCGCCGTGTTCAGCGATGGCGACCTGCCCTCGGTCAATTCGATCTGCTGGGTCGATGGCTATTTCATCGTCACCGCCGAGAGCGGTCTCGCCTACCAGTCGGGGCTCAACGACACGACATTCGCCTCGGTCGACCGCACCACGGCCGAAGCCGACCCCGACGGGCTCTACCGCGCCATCGCCTCGGGCAGCGACCTGATCCTGATGGGCACCGCCTCGCTCGAATTCTATGCCAATGCCGGCAACCCCACCGCCTTCGCCTTCAACCGCTCGGTGGTGGTGCCGATCGGGCTCAAGGCCCCCTATGCGGTGGCCGGGTTCGAGCCGGGCTTTGCCGACACGGTGATCTTCGTTGCCAACGACAACACCGTGCGAAGGCTCCAGGGCTATGAGCCGGCGCCGATTTCGGGGCCTGACCTCAACCGGCTGATCGAAGCGGTGACCAACCCAGCCGAGCTCGTCGCCTGGGTCTACCAGGCGGCCGGGCACGCCTATTGGGTGCTGAGCGGGCCGGGCTGGACCTGGGTCTACGACGTTTCGACCGGCAGCTGGCACGAGCGCCAGAGCTATGGTTTTCCCGATTGGCGCTGCCGCTACGGCGTCGCCGCCTGGAGCAAGTGGTTCACCTTCGACCTCGAAAGCGGCACGGCGTTCGAGCTGAGTTCGACCGCCCGCCGCGACGGCGCGCGCCCGCTGGTCTGGACGCTCCGCTCCAACCAGGCGCACCGCTTTCCCGGCCGCGCCGTGATCCACAAGGCGAGCTTCGATTTCGAAACCGGCATCGGCCTCGATGCCGGCATTTCGCCGATCGAAACCGACCCGGTGGTGCGGATCCGCTGGTCCGACGATGGCGGCCGCAACTGGGGCAATCCGCTGACCCGGAAGCTCGGCACGCAAGGTGAAGACCTGCCCATCGACATCAACAATGCCGGCCTCACCGGCCGCAAGGGCCGGATCTGGGAGATGAGCATTTCCGACCCCATCGAGATCGCATTTTTCGGCGGCGCCATGGATATCGAGGAGCGCGCCGCATGAGCACCTCGGACAGCCTCAGGCCGATCCCGCATCCGAGCGCCCGGCTGGTCGGCGCCGACGGGACGATCACAAAACCCTGGTATGACTGGCTGAACCAACTGGCGGAAAAGCTCGCCGAGCTGACCCCGCTCGAAGGCGCCGCAACCTACGATCCGCCGAGCCTCGCCGATGGCGCCGGCACCACGACGACGGTGACCGTCCCCGGCGCAGCGCTCGGCGATTTCGCCACGGCGGCGTTCTCGCTGCCGACGGCCGGCATCACCATCACCGCCTGGGTGAGCGCCCAGAACATTGTCTCCGTCCGCTTACAGAACGAGAGCGGCGGCCCCCTCGACATCGCCGGCGGCAGGCTCGCCGCGCGCGTGCAGAAATAGGAGCCTCGTATGGCTGACATCTTCGAAACCATCGGCGACTGGCTGGGGCTCAACAAGGGCCAGGCCACGCAGAAGGCCGCCGAGCAGAACCGCGGCGTCATCGACCAGTTGGCCAAGACCGGCCGGCCGATCATCGAGGGCATCCAGGGCGTCACCGGCGATTACCTCGATCTGGGGAAACTAGGCGCCGACCGCTATGCCGACGCCATGGGCCTCAACGGCGCCGACGGCTACTCCCGGGCCGAGGCGGCGTTCCGCGCCGGACCGGGTTACCAGTTCGCGCTCGACCAGGGGCTCGATGCGGTGGCTCGCAAGGGCTCCGCCATGGGCCGGCTCGACTCAGGCAATACCGATCTCGACCTCATGCGCTATGCCACCGGCTATGCCGACCAGGCCTGGGGCAACTGGACGAACGGGCTTTCCAACTACAACAACATGTACAGCGCGGGCGTCGACCGCGATGTTGCCGCCCGCGGCGGCGGCCTCGATTTCGAGAGCGGCCTCGCCTCGGGCTACATGGGCGCCAATAACCAGGTCGCCGCCGGCAAGGAAGCCGGCCAGGGCGCCATGCTCGACGCGCTGGGCACCATAGTCGGCATCGGCGGCCGGATAGCCGGCGGCGGCGCGTTCGGCGGCTATGGCGGGTTCGGCGGCAGCTCGGTCAACCCCACCACCCGTATGCCCGCAAGCTACTAGGAGCCCCAAGATGGCACTGACCTACCCCGAATACGCTGCCCTGCAGCCGTCGCAGACCAAGGTTACCGACCTGCTCAACCTGTGGGACCAGGGCGTCGCCCAAGGGAAAGCCGATCGCTACGAGCGCGAAGCGCCGCAGCAGTTCGCCAACGCTGCAGCTCCGCTGTCGCAGTTCGGGCTGACGACGCCGCCCGATCAGTTGAAGGCGCTGTTCGCCAACCCGGAGACGCGGCCGTTCGCCGTACAGATGGTGCAGGAGGCGACGCAGCGTCGGGCCGATGCCTATGCCTCGTCGGGTCAGCCCGAGGAAACGGCGCGGACGCCGCAACCCACTGCATCGACCTCTTACTACACACCCTACCCCTTGCCGCGCGAAGCGCGGCCAATACTGCCGGCCCGGCCCGCCATTGGCACGATCGAAGGTGGCTACCGTTTCGCAGGCGGCGATCCGTCCAACTCTGCCAACTGGGAGAAACTATGATGGCTGGTCCTTGGGAGAACTACGGCCCCCACGTCGCAGAGCCCGCGGTGCCGCCGGTGGGATTGAAGCCCGGCACGCAGGGCTACCTTGACTGGGCGATCGAACAGTCGAAGGCGGGCAGGACCCTGCCGAAGCTGTCGTTTGAGGAGATGGTGCCTCCAGGGGCAACGCTCGTGCCAGGGTGGGAGACACCAGGTGCGGGCGAGCCGCTCAACGTTGGTCCGCTGTCAATCCCGCCGGGCATCCCAGACATGATCCGTTCGCTCTATCCTTTCGAGCGGAACGTTAAGACCGGCCAGTACAGACCGGCTATTCCCAAGGTCCTTCCCGCGATAATCGATAGTGCGATCGATACATTTACCCTGCCGGGTAATGTATTGCAGGGCGAGGAGGAACTGGATCCGAGATACGGTCTTTCCGGTGTCAGCCCGGAGCTGACCGGGCGTATTCTCAACTTTTCGGGATCTGTCGGCACCGGCCCGATGCCCAAGCTGCGCCCCAATGAACTACCGCGGCTTCGTCAAGAGATCGCGACCAAGGAAGCCGACAGCTTCGGTATCCCCCTGACGTCCGGGCAAGCGTCAGGCGACCTGAACCAGTTGCGGTCCGAGCAGCTGCTACGACAAGCTGACGCTTCACAGCCTCTGATGCGGACGTTCGACGATCGTCAGACTGAGGCGATTGGCGCCGCCACAGGCACAATAGGCAAGGAGTTTGGTGGCACAGCCGACGATCTGGCGGGCACGGTCACCACCGGGTTGCAGAACAAGACCAGGCTGGCGAAGGAAGGCGCCGATACCTCCTTCGAGGTCGCCCAGGACGGCAAGCTTAAGGTCCGCCTCGCGGCGGTGAAAGCGCTGCCCGACTTCGTCAAGCAGCGCCTCTCGGGCGTAGTGGTCAACGATACCCTTACGCCTGCAGCCGCGGCTGCGCTCCGGGAGATCGAGGGAGCAACCCTTGTCCCGTCTGACCGTCGTTCCCCCCTGCAGTGGTCAGAGCTCGAGAAGGTTCGGCGGAAGCTGGCTGGGCTTTCGGGCGCCGGCCCTGATGATATCACTGCCACTCGTGGCGTGAAGCAGGCCTTCGACGATTGGCTGAGCGACGCAGTTGACCAGCAACTGTTCAGCGGCGACGAGGCGGCGCTGCAGTCACTCAAGGCCGCCAAGGCGGAGACACACCAGTATCTCAGCCTCACCAATCCGAAGGAAGGTGATGCCGCCGGAGCAACCATTGCCAAGATGCAACAAGGCGACGCTACGGCCGAACAGGTCGCGAACTGGCTCTACGGCGCCGATGTGGTGTCGCCGGGCCTCGCTGCGACCGAGGTCGCCAAACGGCTGAAGGGGGTGTTCGGCCCATCGAGCGAGGAGTGGAAGACCATTCGCGCCGCAGCCTGGAACAAGCTGGTCAACGACCCGGCGACTGGCGAACTACGCCCCTCGGCAACTCTAGTAAAACGCCTCGATGCCTTCATCAGCAGCAAGGACTCCTCTTTGGCAGGCACCCTGTTCAGTGAGGAGGAGCGCAACCGGATGAAGGCGCTGGCGGCGGTTCTCAGGAGAATCGATCTCCCAGTCGCTGCACGACACCCTTCCCGCTCGGTGTTCGCGCTCGGCGACACCGCCAGGCAGACTCTGGCCGCGTTTGTCGCCGCCGCGGGATTTTCACTTGCAGGTGCCGCAGGATTGGCGACGGCGATAGCCATGCCGATTTTTGGCCGGGCAGCGCGTCAGGCCGAAGCACGGGCCGCGATCGCCAACCGCCCAAAGCCTTTGCCGGACGCTATGCTCCATGCTCCGAGTCTTGCAGCAAGGGCCGCGGCCATAACAGCGAACGACGACGACCCCTTGGATCTCCGCCGCCTCGCCCAACAGATTGTTGAGCCCGAGGCCAACAACGATTTCGTCGATGCCCTAGCCACTCTCGGCATCAAGTACGACCCGAACGCTACTCCCGAGTACAAGCGCTCGCCACTTCCTCGGTTCCCACCGCCCGATGTGCACCTACCTCAGCCCAAGCCTAAGCCCCTATTTCAGTTGCATGCCTGATGCGACTTCTGTCCAAGGCATCGTGCAAGACGATCGAGACGATGGCGGGCGCAGTACCGTCCCCGGTGACCACGACACTGGAAAGACGACGGCCCGCCCGCAGTGTGTCATGGGGCGGCGTGCTGACCAGGACGGCGAGATTCACCAAATCATATCCCGGATGCGATCGGGGTCCTTGCGCCAATACTGGCCTGGCTCAAGATCCAGGGATCAGATCGCCGACAACAAACGGAAGAAAAAATACGCAAACACGGCCAACTCGATCACAGACATCATGAATATCTTCATGTTGGCGTGAAAATCGAATGATTCGACTATATTTGTGATTTTCAGATTTTCATCCTCGCTAATGATCCAGTTCGGATCGACAATTCTCTGCAATGCGATAGTCCTCTCACCGATCTGCTTCGACAGTCGATGGAAGAACAGCTGTTGGTAGTGCAATACCTGCGCTACCGCGGCGTAGAGTATTCCGGCGATGCAGACGATCAATACGTCAGTGCGATCTGTAACTCGCTCGAGGACGTACCAAAAGGCGAGGGGGAAGATCAGACTGGTCCCAATGGCCCACAAGTACGAGAAAACCAAACCCGACGTCGTTCGCTCCATGCAACCATCTCCCCGATAGGTGTGGGCGAACATACCGGCGAGTTGGCCCTTTTGACAGGACTGGCTAACCCAGAGCGCTTCATCCTCTTACGTTGCGGAGCCACACTGCGAGAGAGACACCCAGACCGCCGCCGACAAGGGCGCCCGCAATCACTCGCCCCTCCGATGAGAAGACGCCCCGGAACGCATACAGGGTCACCCCGAGGGCGAGCGCCACAAGCACCCCCAGGAAGCCGAAGAGTGGTCGGTTCGGGATGTACAGCAGCGGTCGCCGCATGGCCCATTGCGCCATGACCACCTGGCCCCCGACGAAAAAGCCCAGCATTGCTGAGACCTGCGCAAGCCCGTCCTGATCCTCAAAATCCCCGCGGTAGATAAACGTCGCCACCAAAGCCAGCGCCGCAGCGACGGCAAAAATCTACGAGATGTGCGGCCCGTCGGATTGGCGCATCATATCCACCATCAGGTCAGATGACTTGTAGCGGTCAGGCCTCGTGTCAACGTCCACGCGACGCGCCACAGGAGGCGGCCTCCAGTGCTTTCTTGCGACCCGAACGACGGTCCAAGGGGTCACGCCAATTAGCAGCACCAGCAGCGGGTTCAGCTTCACCTGGGAACCGGCCACCAATGCAAACATCCCGATCACGACCGCGATCACATACGCGCTTTCCCAGAACATGGTTTCGCCGCGCGTCAGCACCGCACGCTCTCGCTCAGACATTCATTCCCCTTGGAAACACCCGGGGCGCTGAGCGCCTCGTGATACCGTCACCATCGGCGGGGCCCTTTTCCGCCGAGGGACCGCTCGAACAGGCGGTCGCCCAGCCAGTTCTTCACGCTCCCCGCAGCCCAGCCCCAGAAGAAGGCCACCGCGGCAGCCGATGCCGGGGACTGAAGCAGCGCATTGTCGGATTTCGGCCCGCCACACCGCCGGCGACGGCTCCCCACAACAGCGGGTTCGTTCTCTTGGTCCCTGGCTTGGGCTGCTGGTCTGGATCAGTCATCGTTCCCCCGTTTCGCTATTGCCGAACACGGCATAAACCTCGGCCCGCACGTATCGCATCACCGTATGGCTCAGCTCGTCGTTTCGTTGAGCTTGCCGCAGGGCAGATACATGAACCAGACGGCGATCTCCTTGAGCCAGCCGCCGCGCCGGACTTTCGCCTCCGCCCAGCTGTCGACGCCCAGACACCAGTCGAGATGCGCCCCCGACATGCCGAAGCGCTCCGACGCGACCAGGTACAGCGCCGCAACGACTTCCGCGCAATCCTGCGGCGGCGCGCAATAACCTTCGTCGACCGCAAGCTTCTGCATCGAGGCGTGGCCCATTCCGACTGTCCAGGTAAACAAGCCGTAGCCGCCCCCAAGCACGATCGCCAGCAACAGCACATTGCCGGTCCGCGCGACCACCAAGACGCCGTCTTGACACTCCCCATATCAGTCACAGCGCCCTCCCCCAGAGCTGAGTCCCCGCAGGACTGAATGCACGGGCAGTTGTGGCGCGTCCATCCCTCCCCCGGAGACTTCCCCATGGCAGCCATCTGGCCCGGCTCGCGGGTGCCCAATTTCGGCATCGGCGATCAACTGTATTTCTACGACACCGCCACCTCGACGCCGCAGGTGGTCTATGCCGATGGCGCGCTGAGCGTGGCGCATGATCAGCCGATCCTTGCCGATGCGCGTGGTATGTTCCCGGTGATCTACCTGAGCCCGGCCCCGGGCAGCTATCGGCAGAAGCTCACCGACGCCAATGGCGTTTTGATCTTCGACGACGACGATATCGATGTGCCGCAATCGGCCGATTACGAGCCGCCCGACCCCGGCGTCACCGATCCGACGCTGCTGGTCACCACCGGCATGCGCATCGGCTATTATGGCACGGCGGCGCCGGCCGGCTGGGTGCGCTGCAACGGCCGGACGCTGGGCTCGCCCACCTCGGGCGCCACCGAGCGCGCCAATGCCGATTGCCAGGCGCTGTTCCTCCACCTGTGGACCGCCGACGCCACGCTCGGCGTCAGCGGCGGGCGCGGCGCTTCGGCAGCGGGCGATTGGGCCGCCAACAAGACCATCGCCCTGCCCGACTATCGCGACCGCATCGCCATCGGCCTTGGCGGCATGGGCAATGCCGATATCAACCTGATCCCCGATGCGACGGTGGATGGCGGCGAAACCAACACCACGCTCGGCGCCACGGTGGGCAGCGCCGCGCAGACCCTCACCGCGGCGCAGATCCCCGCGCACCAGCACGCCAAGGGCACCATGAAGATGCCCAACCACGGGCATCCGACCTTCCTCTCATCGCGCAACGACAGCGGCGTCTCGTCCCAGACCACCGGCGGCATGGTGCTGACCACCTTCGGCCAGGGGTCCTACCCCGCCCACACCGGTTCGGCGGGACAATCCACCGGCCAGCAGGTCGGCGGTTCGGGCGAGATCGACATCGTGGGCTCGACCGCCGACACCGGCGGCGGCGGCGCGCACCCCAACGTCCAGCCCTCGCTGTTCGAACTCGTGATCATCAAGCTCTGAGGCCCGGGATGTACGAGCTGCAGTTCTTCGCCACCGACGATGCCGACTGGGCGCAACGGGTGGACCTGATCGACGACACCACCAACCAGCCGCTCGACACGGCCGGCGTGCTGTTCGAGCTCGAGGTCAGCGACCATGGCGCGCGCCGGCTGTTCGCCACCACCGCCGATGGCAGCATTGCCATCCCCGAAACCGGCACCATCCAGTGGCGCTTCACCACCGCCCAGCTGGGCGCGCTCGATATCCGCAACACCTACAAGGTCGGCTGCCGGATGACCAACGGCACCGGCACCACGCAGCTGTTCACCGGCACGCTGGCTTTCGTCGGAGGCGGGTTCGGCAGATGAGCGACACCATCACCCCGCGCCTCCGGATCAAGGCCCAGCCCGAGGTGGCGGTGCGCGCCAAGGCGGTGCCGCCGCCAAAGGTGCGGCTGCGCGTCCTGCCGACGCTGCTGCCGCTGGAGATCGAACTCAGGAACACCGGCGCCATGGTGCAGTGGCGCTATCTCGGGCAGGCCTGGCAGGACCTGATCGCGATCGACGCCATCAACGCCTCGGTCGCGGTGGGCACCGTCACCACCCTGCCCCCAGGCTCGCCCGCAACCGTGGTGAATGTCGGCACGGCCGAGGACATGGTGCTGAACTTCGGCATCCCCTCGGGCCTCCAGGGCATCCAGGGCGAGGCCGCCACGGTTGCCGTGGGGAGCGTGACGACCGTCGGCCCCGGCGTGCCGGCCGAGGTGACCAATATCGGCACCCCCAACGATGCGGTGTTCGATTTCGACATCCCGCAGGGCGCCGCGGCGACCGTCGCCGTCGGCACCGTCAGCACGCTGGCGCCGGGAATGCCGGCAAGCGTCGTCAATGTCGGCAGCTCGGGCGCCGCCGTGCTGAATTTCGGCCTCCCGCGCGGCGCCCCCGGGCTGCTGGCCTCGGTGGTGGCGGGCGCCAACGTCACCGTCGACAGTACCGACCCGGCCAACCCGATCGTCGCCGCCGCCGGCAATGTCGGCGGCCCGGCAAGCGCCGTGGACAACCGCGTCGCGACTTTCAACGGCACCACCGGCAAGCTGCTCAAGGACAGCGGCGTCATCCTCGGCAATGTCGCCTCGCGCAATATCGGCGCCACCGCCGGCACCGCCGCGGCCGGCGACGACACGCGCTTCGAGACGGTGCCGAACGATTATGTGAGCAACGCCAAGCTGGCCAACATGGCGAACGCCACGGTGAAAGGCCGCAACACGGCGGGGACCGGCGACCCCGAGGACGTGACGATGAGCCAGCTCAAGGCCCTGCTGGCGCTGGCGGCGACGGACATCGTCTCCGGCATATTTGCCGACGCGCGGCTGCCGACGCGGCTTGGCACGCTGTCCAAGACCGTCACGGACTGGAACAACGCCGTCGAGAATGGCTGGTACATGGCTTCGGGCCTCGGTGGCGCCAACGCGCCCCTCGGCTCCAACAACTGGTTTTATGGCGAAGTCGTCAACCATCAGGGCACCGGCTGGTGCACCCAGACACTGTACGACTTCGCTGGTGGCGCCGCCATCGTGCCGGTTTGGCGGCGCGCCCAGCAGAACGGCACCTGGGGCCAATGGTATCGCCTGCGCGAGGAGGGCTTCCTCGCCACGCGGGCCGTTGCCGGCACGACTGACACGCTGACCTATGCCGATATGGGCGGTAGCGTCGAGTTCCAGAACGGTTCGGCGACCACGTGCACCGTGCCGCCAAACAGCTCGGCACCATTCCCGGTCGATACCATCATCAACCTGTTTCAATACGGGGCCGGCCAGGTGACGGTGGCGGCGGGCGCAGGCGTGACCATTCGCTCGGCCGGGTCGCGGCTGAAGCTGACGGGGCAGTATTCCGCCGCGTCTCTGCGCAAGCGCGCGACCGACGAATGGTGGCTGTTCGGGGACATCGCGACATGATGATTCCGGCAGGCATGTTTGTTGGGCGCGGAGATCCATACTTTTCTAACGTGCACCTACTCTTGCATGGAGATGGTGCTAACGCTTCCACGACCATGGCCGACAGCTCAGCGTTTGGGCGAACTCTAGCGAGATTCGGAGACACGAAGCTCAGCACCGCACAATTCAAGTGGGGCGGGTCCTCTATCCTATTTGACGGCTCCGGCGACTACCTGACCTGTGATGGCCAGATACCGGCGAATGGCACCAATGATGTCACCTACGAAGTGTGGGCCCGATTGAATGCCTTGGGAACCTTCCAGTGCCTGTTCGACTCCCGGCCTGTGGGGGGAGGGACCTCACCAAATCCTTTCATGGGCACAGCGGGCACTTCAAACACAATCCGTGTGTCTATCAGTGGCGCAAACAGGTGGACCTATGTGGTCGCAGCGTCCACCTGGTACCACTTCGCGCTGACGCGCGCGGGTGGCATCTGGCGCTTCTTCGTCAACGGAGTTGCTCAGGGTTCCTCGTATTCGGACGTCGGGAACATGACCAGCACCGCATTCTCGGTGGGCACTCACGTGGATGAGCGGACTGCTGCAGGCGCACGTTTCAATGGTTGGTTGGATGACCTGCGCATTACGCTTGGTGTCGCTCGCTACACTGTGAACTTCACACCGCCCTCGGACGCATTCCCAAACGCCTAAGCACCACTCCCCAGAGTCGCACACCGGGCCTGACCCAGTTCCAGATGGCCATACAAGCAAGGTCCAGCCGACGTGCAGCCTGCGTGCCCGGTCGGATGCCGATTGATCGCCTGATCTGTCTCGCAACCATGAAGGGGACGAGACCGACGTATCTGAAGCGGCGCCTTCCCATCATCGGCCAGTTCCTCGGTTCCCTAGGACATTCATACCTCACCCAACAACCGACTGTGAAGGCGGACTCCCACGCATTGGCAAACCGTTGCCCACGGCGAGTGTCATGAGGCCCCTTGAGACCGCAATACACGGCTCTCAGCCACGCCATCAGGCCAGTCCCACTGATCATCCCCCTGTGAAGACTAGCAAATATCTGCTGCGCAGTGCTTGACGGCACGTCGGCAACTGAGACACCAAGGAGCCAGCGTAAGCGATCGGCGGGGGGCCACACCAGCCGAGGGCCGCCTGAACGTGCGTCAGATCTACCTCTACGACCGAACCTTTCGGTCGGTGACCGACAACACCCGAACACCTCACATCACCATCGCACCGGCCAACACCACGGTGACGGGCCCGATGGTCTCCTGCCTGATGGTCACGCATGGTGAGCTTGCCCGGGTGCAGCTCTCCATCGAACAGTTCAAGTGCCAGACCTACGCCCCGCGCGAGCTGGTGATCATCTGCGATCAGGTGACCGATGCGCTCGAGGCGCTGGTCGATGAAGCCGGCGACGGCGTTCGCCTGGTGTCGGCGGTTCCCGACGTCACCCTGGGAGAGCTGCGGAACCTCAGCGTCGTCGCGGCGCATGGCGACCTCGTTTGCCAATGGGATGACGACGACCTCTATGGTCCCGACCGCATCGCGCATGGCGTCGGCGCCCTGCTGCAGGTTGGCGCCGATGCACTGTTCCTGCGCCAATGGTTCATGTGGTGCCCGTCGCAGCGGGTTCTCGCCCTGTCCCGCTCGCGGATCTGGGAGGGCTCGATGATCGCCCGCAAGAGCGCCATCGCGCCCTATCCGGCACTGCGCCGCGAGGAGGACACCAGGATGGTGGACGCCATGGTGGCTAGATCATCGATCGCGCTGCTCGATGATCCGCTCTCCTACTGCTACTGCATTCACGGGCAGAACACCTCTCCTGACGAGCACATGCAAAAGCTCATCGACACCGCGAAGCCGCGGTTCGACTATGCCGAAGCGGTCGCCGCCTTTACCTCCAACTTCGCATTCGCGAGCCACCCTGCGCTGAAGAGCGGTGAGGCCGACGGCATCATCGGCTCGGCCAGCCGCAAGGGCATCCGGCGTGCGGCACGCCGGCTGAAGCTCTATACGACCTTCAGCCCGCTCATTCGGCGGTTGAGGGGCACTTAGCCCACGCAACATCTGCCGGGCTTTACCTGCCTCGATGAGGTGCTCCTTGCCTTGGCTCAGGCCACCGCCATCGGCGGCCTTGTCACCGGCCACGCCATGAACTCGGTCATCCCGCTGAGTTGGTGGTTGCGCTCGGTGCTGGACCGACCCACGGCGTTATCCCCGCGCAGGCGGGGACCCAGTGGGATCTCTGAAGCTCAGCAGGTGCCGCAGCATCCCACTGGGTTCCCGCCTGCGCGGGAATGACGTCGGTGATGGGCTGAGGCAGGGTGCTTGGCCAGATCCGCGTCGAGCCGCCCGCCCGGCGCTGCATCTCGATGGCGAAACGCTCCGACGCGCTGCGCGCCGCCGAACCTGTTCCGCTTGTCTCGGCGCTGACATCCGCCAGGGCGGAGCCACTGCGCCCCACGTGATGCGCCGCCCTACGACCTGAACGCCGATTGCCCACGCCGGCCGGCGCGCCCGGGCTTCTGCCGGTCGTCGTCAAATCCGCCGCGCACCTTCCTGCCCCTTGAACCTCGGAGACTCCCCATGTCCCCCAACGTGCCACCCGGCGCGGCGATGCTGCTCGACTTCATTGCCAAGCTCGAAACCAACCGCCAGGGCCAGGCGGCCTATGAGACCATTATCGGCTACCGCAACGAGAAGCCCGGCGCGTTGCCCCGGCCGATCACCGAGATGACGCTCGAGGAACTGCTGGCCGAGCAGAAGCGCTGGGTCAGGAACCTCAAGGCGCCGAGCGGCGCCGCCGGCCGCTACCAGATCATCCGCCCCACCCTGCTGAGCCTCATCGCCGAGCTGGGCGTGCCGCTCTCGGCCCGGTTCACGCCCGACCTGCAGGACCGCTTCGGCTTCGCCCTGCTCAAGCGGCGCGGCTGGACCCAGTTCGCCGCCAATGGCCTGCCGCTGCGCCAGTTCGGCGACCGGCTGGCGCGCGAATGGGCCAGCTGGCCCGTGCTGGCGCCGCAGCAGGGCGCGCATCGCCAGGTCCAGCGTGGCGAAAGCTACTATGCCGGCGACGGCATCAACGCCTCGCTGACCAGGGCCGCCACTGCCGAGGCCATGCTGGCCGAAGTGCTGAACGAGCTGAACCGCCCGGCCCAGCCGGCGCCCGCTCCCGCTCCGGCGCCCACGCCACCCGCCCCGGCCCCGCGGCGCGGCATCGTCGGCTGGGTCCTCTTCTGGGGTCTCGTCGCCGCCGGCCTCGTGGTCGGCGCCTTCACCATCCCGCTCCCGTTCTGAGGAAACCGAAAATGACCGCCTTGTTCTCCTCCGTCGCCCTGCAATGGTGGCTCCGCCGGCTCTGGGATTGGGGCGGCATGCTCGCCGGCTGGCTCAGTGGCCTCCTGGCGCTCTACGGCATGATGCCCGCCGAAATGCAGGCGACGCTGCTCGCCATTCTCGGCGGCCGCTGGGGCGATGTCAGCCTAGCCGCGGCCGGCGGCTTCGTCGTCTGGGGCCTCACCCAGTGGCGATCCTATGTCGCGACGGTGAAACCGCAGATCGTCACCGAGGACGGCAGGCAGGCGGAGCTGCGCGAACTGCCGCGCGGCACGGCCAACGCCGTGCAGGAATTCGCCCGCACCGCCATGCTCGGCCGCGGCGACACGCTGATCGGCAAGCTGCTGAAGCTGAAGCTGGGGCAAGGTCGATGA